TTATGGATGGCGTAGCACGAGGTGGTTGGGCATCTGTGGCTGTATCGCTGACCAAAGGCTTGGCTAACTACCATGGCTTGCAGATTCGTAGAGAGTACGGAACCAACGATGCCAAGGGTGAGAACTTAACTCCTGACCAAGTAACTCAGATACATGAACTTATCATGGGTGACTTTGCAGCATGGCGTATGAACAACCCTGATGCAAGTGGTGCATGGATGACCCGCAGGTCTGAGAATGTGTCTGAGGAAATAGAAAAGTTGTTCGAGAAGCATTCGTATGACTACCACTTCTTCTCTGTTACCAATGCTAAGAGAGCGCGAGAGATTACCCCACTAATAAGAAGCCAAGCAGACTTGGACAAATCAGCACTGATTTGCGAAGCAATTGATCGCAATGAAGTATTTGTATTCGACATAACTAAAGGATAAGCATGTCAAACAAAATTGATAAAGCCAAAGCACAGATCGTTCTCGATCATCCATTCTGGGCAAGCATCTTGCTCAAACGCCCACTCATTGAGACCAAAGATATTCCAACACTGGCAGTCGATGCCAAAGCGCGTATCTATTACAACCCTGACTTCGTTGAGAAGCTCACTGTCCCTCAAGTAGTGTGGGGCTTATGCCACGAGGTCGGTCACGTTATCGGTCAGCACGCACTGCGTGTCGGTACTCGCAATCGTAAAAAGTGGAACTATGCAGGTGATGCATGGATTAACGATATGCTAGACGATGGCAATGTCGGTCAGCGTATTCCCAACTGTGTGGACATCAAAGGCTCCAAGGACGATACAGTCGAGAACATCTATGACTCATTGCCTGATGGTGATGATGGTGGTAGCGATGGTCCTCCCAACGATGGCACTGGTGATGATGTGATCTATGGTGATGGTGGTAAAGAACTGACCCAAGACGAGATTCGTGAGATGGAGGGTCAAATCAAAGTCGAGATCGCACAAGCTGCACAAGCCGCCAAGATGCGCGGTAAGTTATCCGCAACATTACAGGATATGGTTGCAGACATGCTCGAGTCTAAGACTCCTTGGTATGAGATTCTCGAGAAGCACTGCGTGGCTCGTGTAAACCAAGGTCAATCATGGCGTAGACCTAACCGCAGGTTTGCTGATGTGTACTTGCCTAGCGTGGATAAGTTGCCACAGATGGGTGAACTTGTTGTGCAAGTCGATGTGTCTGGGTCCATCTCCAAGGTTGAACTCGATCATTACAACGGTCACCTATCACGCATCATCGAGCAATGCAGACCATCCAAGGTTCATGTCTTGTACACCGACACTGAGGTAGTTAAGCATGAGGAGTTCGATTGTGGCGAGGAAGTTGGGCTGACCTTTTTCTCAGGTGGTGGTACTCATATGCCTGCAGGCTTTGACTACTGTGCAGACCAAGGCATCGACCCCGATGTGTTTGTATGCTTGACCGATGGCTATACAGACTTTGCGACAGAGCCAAGCTATCCAGTCGTGTGGTGTATCAGCAGTGACGTTGAAGCCCCCTATGGTGAAAATGTCCACTTCGAACTCGAGTCTTAATCGGGTAATCAGCGAACAACAGTTCAATGAAGCGAGAGCAAAGACTGCGGTGCTGTACAAGCTAACCAAGGTCATGCTCCGCTTGGGTTCGTTCGACAATCTCTTTAAGCTACAACTGGCAGGTATGCAAGTCATCCATACAGTTAGTGCTAAAGATATCAACTACTCCAACCCCACAGGGAAGGACGCAGAGAAAGTCATTAGGCTAGGTTTGAACAACTCTTCAACACCGAACCTTAGTGGCTACTATGACGGGCAGTGGGTGCATTACACACCCGAGATGCGACTCAACATCTACAAAGATACTGTCCTAACAGCCGGAATGTCTTTAGTTAGGCATTCAATTTATTATTGATCTTGGGGTTTATCCCTATTGATTATCACGGATAGTGACTTAAACTTACTTAATAAACGGAGCAAAACAAAATGGCTTATGTAGCAATTAGCAACCAGCTGATGGACGAAGTGCGCAACAAAATTAGTCGCATGAAAGACGCAGAGCGCAACTTAGTGCCTCAGGTACAAGAGCAACTGTCTTATCAGAACATCCCTCTCCAGTACGAGCAACTGTTGTGGGGTGAACACTATGACCTCAAGGACAAGTTACCAAGTGCTTGGAAGCGACAAGTCAATGAGATTTGTGGCACTGCTGAGTTCATGCATGGTGAGAGAATGTGCAAGTCTCGACTGTATCTCAAAGCGGCAACCAAGATCAGCGCACCGCCTGATGCCTCAAGTTATACAGCACACTTTATTATGCCTGCCGATCATCCTGATATGGCACCAGTCGTAGAGCGTGACAAGCAGTTCATGGAGATTGAATCCAAGTGGACCACACTGCACAACAAGATTCGTGACTTCTTGAACAACTGCAAATCACTTAACGAGGCAGTTAAACTGTGGCCCGATGTCCGCATCTACATCCCACAATCCTACATGGATCGTATGTTAGCCAAGTCTGAGCGCAATGCTGAGAAGATCAGCAAGGCATCGGAATTCCTTAAACAAATCGACACTGACCATGCTGTTGCGGCGGCAGTTAGTGCACGTATGGCAGGAGCCAAAGTATGACAGAGTACCAACTCATGCGCAAAGCAATCAACACATTTAAACCATATGAAGTAGAAAAACATGTTAAACGCAATTACCAACGCCAGTGGATTCTTTCGATCAAAACCCTCGGAGACAAGTGGCGCGGTCTCCCCCAAGTCAAACGACTTGAACAGCCTTTCCAATATTGAGAAACGACTAGCGCGGATGGAGTCCCGCCTAGTTCAACTCATGATTCACTTAGACCTAGACCCCAAACGGAGAGTACATGACTAAACCATTAGCCAGTGAAACACAGATCGGTGGCGACCACTACCGAAGCAAAGACATTCAACCTTGGACAGCCATGGAATCATGGATGACTCAGGAAGAGTTCGAAGGCTTCTTGCGCGGCAACGTCATCAAGTACATCGCTAGATACAAAGATAAGGATGGAGTCAAGGATGTTCTCAAAGCCCGCCATTACCTTGAGCGATTACTCGAGCATCTCGACCGCAACGCTTAGAGCGTGGATGGACAACATGGCAACATCTATTGGAAACTCACCTGTAATCATGACTAACAGCCAAATCTCAGCCCCGCAAAGGACTCTTACGGGAGCAATCAACCCAACCACTTATCAGCAGTACTCAGCTATGGATTACATGACAGCCCACCCGATGAACATTCAGATTCACAGAGCTGACAATGGATTCATAGTGCGATGCGGTATGAGTGAAGGCGCAACCTACTCAGTGCATATTGCCAAAACAATTGAAGAAGTTAACGAGATCATCACAACAGAACTTGTAATTAAAAAGATGGAAGGAAAATAATCATGCCCGACTTAAAGAGTGAACTCATGAAACTAGACAACTTAACATTCGACGACGATGTGGGCGGTGAGCCTGCACCTATCACGCCTACCAAAGTCAACGTCAGCAAACTCATTTGGGATACGATCAAAGAAAACCCACTGCAGAACAGCATGGAAATTGCTACCCTCATGAACAATGGTGACATGACTGGGATATCAACTCGACTCAAGCAAATGCTAGATCGTGGCGTACTTGCCCGAACTGAACTGAATGGATATTGGGCGTATACCACAGTAGGTGATGCGTACCCTACATTCGACAAGCTAGCGATACTAGCCAAAGCTCATGCCGCTCGTAGGGAAAAGAAAATCAAACGCGAGAAGCAGAAACAATATGCCGCTACATACAAGGCTAAGAAGCAAGTTGTGGAGGCCCCGGCCATACCATCAACTTCACTGACAAGTAATCCAAGTGCTGAACAGATTGTTAACTCAATGTCTGTTGGCATGGCCAAAGCCGTGTACTTGGAACTCAAGAAGGTGTTTGAAGCATGAAGATCGAAGTGTTCAGTAAGGTTAACTGCCAAAACTGCGACACTGCCAAGCGACTGCTCAGCGTAAACAACTTGGACTACATTGAATACGATGTTGGTCAAGCTGATGTTATGGCTGAGCTGTTGCTACGCAATCCAAGTGCAAGGCAGATGCCACAGATATTCATTGATGGTCAGCGTGTTGGTGGTCTAGCAGGACTGCAAGCCGCCCTTGACCTAATCATATGACTTGGCCTTTCCCAAACAAACCGGTTGAGCATGAACCGCTTGACCGGTTACCTTTCAATCCTGACAACGAAGAAGATGCTCCTCTATGAAGAGTAACCACAACACCATTCGTGATCTACTCAAGCAGTACCCCGATGGTTTGAAGTCGAGTGATATTTCCATGCTGACCGGTATCAGCAATCGTTCGATCAACAAATCATTGGAGAGTGTGTTTGGCGTATACATCGACCGATGGGAAAAATCTGAATACCGAAATAACTTGGCGGCAATATGGGTAATCGTTGAAGTACCTGAGAACTGCCCTAAACCTGAAAACACTGGAAGGAGATCACGTGAGCGGATTCGCTAAACAACAACTAGACATTGGGGCTAAACAACCCCTACACAAAATGAAACAGTGTGATAAATGTGGAGAGATCAAACCGCCTGAAGGTGGGATTCAAATGAGCCCGACCAAATGGCACTGCGTTCACTGCTGGACAAAGCGTGCGGCAGTTAGGAACTTGAAATGAAGTACATCACTCTGGACTTTGAGACCTATTACTCAAAGGAATTTAGTCTGTCCAAGATGACGACTGAGGCGTACATACGGGACCCGCAGTTCGAAGTCATTGGATTCTCCTACAAGGTGGGTGACGAGCCTGCCAAGTGGGTCACTGGTTCCAATGGCGAGATTGCTATGGCCTTGGAAGAACTTGACATTCCAAACAGCTACTTGATCTGTCACAACATGGCGTTCGATGGGGCAATCCTCGCATGGCGTTATGGAATCATTCCGAAATACTATTTAGATACGCTGTCGATGTCGCGACCTATCACGGGCTTAACTGTCGGTGGTTCACTCAAGGCACTGGCTGAGAAGTTTACTGATGGGCACAAGGGCACTGAAGTCGTGAACGCACTTGGTAAACGCAGACTCGACTTTACCCCTGAGGACCTTGCCAAGTACGGTGACTACTGCAACAACGATACGGAACTTACTTGGACTCTGTTCAACATTCTGAAGAAGGATAACCCTCCCAAGGAACTGTACATACAGGACTTGATGCTGCGCATGTTCACTGACCCAGTACTTGAGTTGGACAAGGATGTTCTGATTGCTCACCTGAACAGCGTGCAAGATAAGAAAGCCAAGTTGATGGAGCGCATTGACTTGTCCATTGGGCGTGACGCACTCATGTCTAACCCACAGTTCGCTGAAGTGTTGAAGAAGTTGGGTGTTGAGCCGCCAGTCAAGACAAGCCTGCGCACTAACAAGGAAGCCTATGCGTTCAGTAAAACCGACTACGAATTCAAAGCATTACTCGAGCATCCAAATACAGCGGTGCAAGCCGTCGTTGCTGCGCGTCTCGGCATCAAGTCTACGCTCGAAGAAACCCGCACCGAATCGTTCTTGGGTATCGCTGATCGTGGTGCGTTGCCAATCCTCTTGAACTACTGGGGTGCGCACACTGGGCGTGCAAGTGGTGGTGACAAGATGAATCTACAGAACCTGCCAAGGGGCGGTGCATTGCGTAGGTCTATCAAAGTACCTGACAACCATGTGCTTGTTGCAGTTGACTCAGCGCAGATCGAAGCACGAGTCGTGGCATGGCTGGCCGGTCAAGAAGACTTGCTTGTTGACTTTCGCAACAGTGTGGATATTTATTCTAAGTTCGCCTCCATCGTGTATGGCAAGCCAGTAACCAAAGCCGACAAGGTTGAACGGTTTGTTGGTAAGACGTGCATCTTGGGCCTAGGCTACGGCATGGGACCTGATAAGTTCCAAGGTACTTTGAAAATTGGTCAAGGTGGTATCTCTGTTGAGATGGATGCAGGCGAAGCCAAGCAGACAGTGACTACGTACAGAACCAAGTACGCCATGATTGCAGAATTGTGGAAGGATGCACAGAAAGCATTAGACAAAATGGCACAGGGCTATGAGACCACGTTCGGTGTCGGCATCGAGTTGCGCTGTACACCTGAGGGCATTCACTTACCCAACGGCACAATGATTCGTTACCCTGAACTGTGCAAGAACGGTGATGGATACGAGTACAAAGGTCGCTATGGTCCTGTCAAGATATACGGTGGTAAGGTAGTTGAGAACGTAGTTCAAGCACTTGCCAGGATTGTTGTGTTTGACCAAATGGCGAAGATAGACATTGAGATGCGTAAGAACGATAACCCACTGGCTGACTGTCGCTACAAGGTTGCTCTGACTGTGCATGACGAGGTAGTGTGTGTAGTTCCACACAGTGCCGCGCAGTGGGCGTTGGAGTTCATGACAACCACAATGTCAGTGCCTCCGAAGTGGTGTTCCAACTTGCCAGTGTCGTGTGAAGGAGACATTGGAAATAATTATGCAGATGCTAAATAAAAGCACTTGACATACGCTATGGATGCCCTAACATACACACCATCACCTGAGGTTTTTACCCCTCGGGCGCAACTCCTATGACAATACCTGCTTGGACATACAGTCAGCTTGAGAAGTTCGAAACATGCCCTAGGCAGTTTTACCATGTGCGTGTCAAACGAGACATAGTAGAGCCTCCCACGGAAGCAACGCTATGGGGCGGTCGTGTGCATGAAGCTATGGAATATCGTATCAAAGATGGTACGGCTTTACCAGAGGGCATGACGCAGTGGGAAGGCTTGGCTACCAAGATATCCAACATGGCGGGTCAGAAGTTTTGTGAAGTTGAAATGGCGTTGGATGAGAACTTTCAACCTGCACCATGGGGTAATGCTTGGACTCGAGGTATAGCTGACCTACTCATCGTTAACGGTGACAAGGCTGTCAATCTTGATTACAAGACGGGCAAGCGCAAGCTGACCCATCAACTGATGCTGTACGCGGGGTATACGTTTGCCATATACCCACAGGTTAATACAGTGGTGACCGGATTCGTGTGGATGCGTGACAAGAAGATCGACAAGGAAACGTTTACGCGTGACCAAGTACCGATGATTTGGCAGACATTCATTCCGAAGGTGCGTAAGTTGGAATCGGCTTACGAGCGTGACGCTTGGCCTGCACGACCATCGGGGTTATGTAAGGGATGGTGTCCAGTTAAAACGTGTGAGTTCTACAAGGATAAACGATGAAATTACCAGATTTTAGTGACTCAGCAGTAGACAATGCAATTGAATGCCCAGTATGTGGTGGAAACAATTTGCATCATGCAAACGTATCTGTCTTTGACCGCGTTGAAGATGAAGTAAAAACCACAGTAACAACCGTTGCTGAGAGCGGGGAAGTTACTGTACGAACTGAAGACTCGGCAGAAAGCCTCAACCCTAGCCGACGTAGACATGGATTGCTAATTACGTTTTGGTGTGAAAGCAATTGCGAAGTACCCAGCTTGGCTGTGTACCAACACAAGGGCAGTACTTATATGGAATGGGGCGAGGGTGGACGATGACTCCTGAAGGCAAAGTTAAAGAAGCCGTAAAGAAAGAACTGAAGAAGCGCAACATTTGGTTCTTTATGCCCATGCAAAACGGCATGGGTGTAGTCGGCATACCTGACTTTATCTGTTGCGATCGTGGTCAGTTTATTGGTGTAGAGACCAAGGCCCCGGGAAAACGGGGGTGTACAACTGCAAATCAGGAACGTACATTAGAAGCTATCTTTACCCATGGTGGATGGTCTATCGTGGTGGATGATGTTCAACAACTTATTGATTTCTTGGAGATGAAAGATGAACAAAGGCGGACCAACTAAAGCGGCTTACGACAAGGCGTACAACGCACGCCCTGACCAAGTTAAGAAACGCGAGATGCGTAACCAAGCACGTGCCGAGATGATGCGTGATGGCAAAGTACACAAGGGTGATGGCAAAGATGTTGACCACAAGAAAATGCTTGACGGTGGCGGCACTAACAGCAAATCAAACTTGCGTGTGGTGGATAAAGAAACTAACCGAGGCTGGAGGAAACGCCAAATAGGTGCGTATGGAAAATAAATGCTAGTCAGACAAGATAAGAGGGCACTAATCCTCAAATTAAAACATCCAACGAGAGTAACAACACCGATACCAACCGCAAAGTTGGTAACGCACAAAGGGCAGACATTAGTGGCTGTCCCACACAGACCTGATGAAGTTAAGGTACTGCGAAACTTAGGCTTTAACCCGCCTGACCCGATGACTTATTACTATAAGTGGCCTGGTCGTTTCAAACCTTTTGCTGCACAGATCGAGACTGCTAACTTCTTATCTATGAATGAACGTGCGTTCTGTTTGAACAGCATGGGCTTGGGTAAGACAGTTACATCGCTATGGGCATACGACTACATGCGTGACTCTAAGTTAGTCAACAAAGCATTAGTTATCTGTCCACTGTCCACGATGGAGCGTACTTGGGCGGATGAAATATTCCGAACCTTTCCCCATTTGGATACCACTGTTGTGTACGGCTCACGAGAGCGTCGCAAGAAACTGTTAGCCCAACCCTCTGATATCTACATTATCAATACCGATGGTATTAAAACGATTCAAGAAGAGTTAGCCAATAGACCCGACATCAATTTAATTATTGTTGACGAGATTGCGATGTTCCGAAATGCCAGTACAGAGCGTTGGAAAATCCTGAACAGCATATGTAATAAGCAGTCGCACAGACGTATATGGGCTTTGACTGGTGCACCCACACCACACGAACCTACAGACGCATGGGCTCAATGCCGAATCGTATGTCCAACCAACCCTGACGTACCCAAGTACTTTGGTCAGTTCCGCGACTCAGTCATGAAACAGATTACACAGTTCAAGTGGATACCAAGGGTAGATGCAGTCGAGACAGTTAAGAAGATCATGCAACCTGCAGTTCGGTTTGCCCTCGATGACTGTATTGACTTGCCCGAGCAGACGTTCATCAACCGAGATGCGGAGATGACGGATGAACAGAAGGTGGCCTACAAGGGTATGCTTGAGAAGCTGATAACTGAATACGAAGGTGGCGAGGTCCTCGCTGTCAACGAAGCAGTTAAAGCCAACAAGCTTGTACAGATTGCTTGCGGAGTAGCCTATGGCAAAGACGGCGAGCACATCTACATTCCTAACAAGCCACGCATTGACGTACTCAAGGAGTTAGTCGAGAGTTCAGAAGGCAAAGTCATTGTGTTCGTCCCGCTGACTGGAGTGCTAGAACATCTAGTGCGTGAGTTGTCAACTGACTGGACAGTAGCGGCAGTCCATGGTGGCACAAGCAAAGCTGAACGCGATCAAATATTTGGTGAATTCCAAAACGGCACAGACCTTAGGATACTGGTGGCAAACCCTGCAACCATGTCGCACGGCCTGACATTAACAGCGGCAACCAACATCATTTGGTTTGCTCCTATCCACAGCAACGATATCTATGAACAGGCTTGCGCACGAGTGCGAAGACCTGGGCAGACTAGAACGACAGTGATTGCTCACATTGCTTGTTCAGATATTGAAAGACGCATTTACACCCGCCTACGCACCAAGCAGAAACTGCAAGGTGCACTACTTGAAATCATGAAAGGAATTGAATCAGATGAGTGAAAACACTTAACACAGACACACGAAATAAGAGTAAGCTAATAGCCCCTTAGGACAAACATGAAAATATCAGAACTAGTAGCAAAATACGTAGAAGTACGCGACAAGAAGGCTCAGATCAAAGCTGAGTACGATGGCAAGATAGCCAAGGTCGATGAGGTACTGGACAAGATTGAAGCCGCCCTGCTCAAGACATTTGAGACCACGGGCATGGATTCTGTTCGCACTGAATTCGGCACTGCCTATACATCCACAAAGACTACTGCATCCATTGCAGACCCCGATGCGTTCATCACATTCTGTAAAGAGAATGACGCATGGCACATGTTGCAAAAACGGTGTGCGCAAGCCGCTGTTGAGCAATATAAAGACGAACACGAAGTCCTACCCCCAGGTATTGACTGGCGTGTTGAGAAGACAGTCAACATTCGTAGATCATAATTTTTAACCGGAGTAAACACATGAGCGAAATCATTCCATTCGATGGCAACCTGCCTGCTTATTTAAAGAACCAAAACGTGGAGAACTTGAACGGTGATTTGATATCAACCGTATCTACGGGTTTTCCCGTAGTGTCCATCAAGGGCAAAATCTTTGCGATTGTTCGTGGCGGTGAGCGCACGACCATGATGAACCCTAAAGACCCTGACAGTCCTGCAACGGCTATCGAGGTGGTGTTGCTCAAAGGCAACAAAGGTGTGTCTAAGGTGTACTACGCCAAGGGCTATCAAGAAGGTAGTGACGATCAGAAGCCTGACTGCTACAGCAATGAAGGCGTTAAACCTGAAGACAACTCCAAGAACCCTCAGTCCAAGCAGTGTTCTACTTGCCCACACAATCAGTGGGGTAGCAAGATCGGTGACAATGGTGGTAAGGGCAAGGCTTGCCAAGACTCTAAGCGCTTGGCTATCGCAGCCGCTGGGTTAATCAACGACCCATACCTGTTGCGTGTTCCTCCTGCCTCTATCAAGGCGTTGAGTGAGTATGCCGCAGCATTGGCAAAGCGCAACTTGCACTACTCTCAAGTGGTTACTAAGATTGCATTTGAAGCCGAAGCCGCCACACCTAAATTGACATTCAAGGCTATGGGTTATTTGCCTGAAGCCGCCTACAATGAGGTCAAGTCAGTTGTGGAAACTGAGGTAGTTGCGTCTATCTTAGGCACTGGTGTCGTAGCAGTTGATGAGACTGTTGCCGCATTGGACAAGCCTGCCCCTGTGGTTGAGAAGCCAAAAGCTGAAGCCAAACCCAAGCCCAAAGCAGAACCCAAGCCTGAGCCAAAGGTCGTGGTGACTGAGCCTGAAGTCGATTTGAATTTAGATGACCTGAACTTCGACGACTAATTTATCGGGGGGAAAACTGTGCAAAGTTTTTCCGAAAGCTAGCGAGAGAGCAGTTAGTACCCCCACCTTCTTGTTACTGGAATACATATGTCATATCAAATAGATCAGCGCAAAGTTGTCGGTGTCGTATTAGAGGCCAACGCTGCCTTGAACGACAAAGGATTCAATCATGGTGAAGTTATCTTGGGACTTGCAGAACTTATTGGACGCGTCATTGTCGAGTCCGCTGAGACTTCTATTCAAGCCGGTGAGCTTTTAAATGTGGCTGTTGCCCACATAGGGAAAACCATTAAGGTTGGTGCTGAAGCACAAGACAAGCGAATCATCACAGGGGTGTAATCCATGAACACGCTCGAATTCCTGCAAACAATCCTTCCTGAGGAGGGGTTTAAGTTCGTAGGGTTGGGACGTGTTGGACGCGATGGTATTGCACACAAAGCCTATGAGTCTTTAGAACTCATGGCACAAGCCATCGAATCTTATGATGCACAAAGCAACCTGATTGTCTACCATGCTTGCTGTTCCTATAAGGCACCAAGCTACGAGGCCGAGGTAAATGGTGAAACCAAAACCAAATACCGAGGTTCACAGAACTGGCATAAAGCCAAATCCTTTTGGATTGATATCGACTGCGGTGAGGACAAAGCCGAAGAGGGCAAGGGCTATCTGAATAAAACAGAAGCAGCCAAAGCCATCCTTGGATTTTGTCAGACTTACCAATTCGCTAAACCCATGCTTGTTGACTCAGGCGGTGGACTACATTGCTACTGGCCTTTGACCAAGGCTATTGGCCCTAACAGTTGGCGTACCATCGCCAATGAATTTAAAGCCGCGCTTAATGCCGCTGGACTGCTGGTTGACCCAACCCGCACTGCTGACTTGTCTTCTATCCTGCGACCCGCAGGTACACATAATCGTAAAGCCGGACGTGAAGTCCGTGAAGTCAAGGTTAAGAACGTACCCACGTTTGTCGAACCACAAGATTTTGCAGCCGCAGTCTCACGCGCCGTCGCAGCGCTTCAAGCTCACGTACCAAAATACACAACAGCGCCTGGTTTAAATGATGACTTGATTACGCCATACGATGGACCACAGTACGAAACATCCGCTCGATTGATTGCTGACCACTGCCAACAGGTAAAAGTCATGCGGGATACCAAGGGTGATGTGAATTACCAAACATGGTTCAACGTTGTTGGTCTTATCAAGCACTGTGTTGAAGGTATTGACCTTGCTCATGAGTGGAGTGAGAACCGCTCTGACAAACATTCCAATGTGGATGTATCCACAAGATATGAAACATGGAACGCTGCCTCTACCACTTGCGACAGATTTGAAGCAGATAACCCCGCAGGTTGCGTAGGTTGCCCTCACAAAGGAAAGATCAACACACCAATGGTATTGGGTAGGGTTATCCCTGAGCCCGAAGAAAGGATCGTTG